GTATGCCCCCCTCAACCGAACAACTTCAGCAGGATATCCGTACAATCTTGGTGCCGTAGGGCCTGGTAAAAGACCAGCCTTAGGGTACGATGATTATACTTTTGATTCTGAATTGGCTATAGAACTTAGAGCCGATGTTGAGAAGTTGATTGAACAGGCACGTAATAATCAAAGAGGTGATGTTGTATGGAATGCTACTTTAAAGGATGAAAGACGTATGAAAGCTAAAGTTGATGAAATTAAGACAAGAGTTTTCACAGCTGGCCCCCAACACTTTACTATTGCATTTAGACAATACTTCCTTGGTTTCATGGTTCATGTTGCTCGCAACAAAATTGACAATGAAATCGGAGTAGGTACAAACGTATATAGTATGGATTGGCACCAGACAGCACTCAAATTACAGCAGCAGGGAGAGAAAGTCATAGCTGGAGATTTCTCCAATTATGACGGTTCTCTTCTCGCTGAAGTAATGTGGGAAATTCTTGATTTAATTAATGAATGGTATGATGACGGACCGGAAAATGCTCAAATTCGACAAGTCCTTTTCCAAGATATATGTCACGCACGTATTTTGGTTGGTGAAGAATTGATTCAGTGTGACCATTCTCAACCCTCTGGGAATCCGGGAACAGTTATATTCAATTCTCTCTTCAACCAAATTATAATGCGTTATGCATATATGTTGTGTAAAGAAAAGGCAGGTTTGCCTCTTTACTGTGACTTTTTAGATACAGTAAGTATGCAAACTTATGGTGACGACAATGTTCTTAATATTAGCGACAGTGTCATAGATTGGTACAACCAGGTAACAATTTCTGACGCTCTTGCTACTATTGGAATGACTTATACTGATGAAGCCAAGACTGGGGAACTTGTTAAGTATCGTTCGCTCAATGAGATTGCTTATCTGAAAAGACAATTCAAACTCAGCGAGAATGGTATTTACCAAGCCCCTCTTGACATCATTGTGTGTAAGGAGATGCCCAATTGGATAAAGAATGTGAAAGGTATGCGGAAGGAAGCTACGTTTGAGAACTGTTTGGCAGCCATACGGGAATTTTATTTCCATGGTGAATTACAGTTTAACGACGCTAGAAATCTTCTTCATACTGCTCTTGTAAAGAAAGGAATCCGTCAAAGACTTCCAACTTATTTTGAGATGGATGCCTTTTACAATTCTGGACTTTTTGACTAACTCTTCTGATATCGACGCAAAGTGAAATCCTTGCATGCTAGGTCATGATATCCCGAAACATGACTGGTAGATCTTCAAGGTAAGCGCTTCACGCTTGAACGCAGGCTATTTAGTCTAGGCACGTTCTAAAATAAGCCTAGGGTTGGAAAAAGCGTTAATGTAAGCTTTTCTGTTAAACAACCATACATTGCTAGCACCGATAATAATCAAACAAAATCTATTGATACCGCATATGAAATTGATAATGAAACGGACATACAAGAAAACAATGATTCAACACCCATGCCTTCGAATTTGGAAATGAATACTAACGACAACACTGCCATTCATTCTTTGATTGACATGTTGACTCGATTCGTTCTAGTTGAAACTTTCAAATGGTCAACTACTGACACTTTGATACCACTTCATCTAGATCCATTGAGTTACGTTAATAGCACGAAAAGGTATTTGAAGCAATTTATTTTGCCTCAGTGTATCTTTAATGCCAGTGAACTTCACCGACAGAAAATGAATAATTTTATGTTGATGAATGCAGACGTGGAAATTGAGCTGAAAGTAAATTCAAATCCTTTTCAACAGGGAGCTTTACTGTTAGCTTTCTTTCCACGTTCACTGTCCACTTCCAAGTTTAGGGCAGAAGGTAACGAATTTTTGTCTTCTGTTACAACAACTCCACACAGGATTCTCAATCTGGAAGAAAGTAACACCGCAAAAATGACAATACCCTATGCGAATATCCTTGATATGATTAACTTGACGGATACGAACGATTCATACGGTGTATTAAATGTTTATGTGCTATCTAAGTTGGCTGACTCTGTGACACCCACTACGATTGATGTTACTCTTCGCATGCGATTTGTTAATCCCAAGCTTAGTGTTGCCACAGACCGATCAATTATGGCGCAAACACAATACATTACTATGGAACGTGAACGACTACGGAAAATGCAAGAATATGTACGACCGACGCTCATCCCCGGACTAGTTGCACAAGCTTCTGAAGGTGAAACTGAAGGTCCAGTAACCCGCGTAAGCGGAGCTATTGCGACTATTGGTGAAACTCTCTCTGGTGTGCCAGTAATTGGCACTGCAGCTAGAATGATTGGTTGGTTTGCTAGGGGTATGTCGCGCGTTGCTGCGGTCTATGGGTGGTCTAAACCCACGGATCTGACAATGCCGCAATCTATTCTTAACAAACCAGCTTGTTACATGGGAAACGTTGAAGGAAAAGATGCCAGTCATGTATTAGCACAAATTAGTGATAATGCGATTGACACCTCTTCTATCAACCCTTCCAATGAGGACGAACTTTCGCTTGCGCTGTTAACAGGCAGGCCAAACTTCATTGGGAGATACACTGTTCCAAAAGGTAGCTTCACTTCGAATAAGTTATTATTCTCGTGGGAAGCAAGCCCGTGGAACACTCTCATGCAACAACCACACGCTAACGGACAGGACTACGCTCTCGGAGGGGTAAGCTTCGCTTATCTCGCATATGTGTACTGGCGAGGTGGTCTTACTTATAATCTCTCATGTATTAAGACTCAATATCATTCAGGTAGAATAATCGTTGTATACTTTCCCAATAGACAAAGAAGCGATGTACCGCTTTCTTTCTCTGAAGAAATGACTACTAACGATCATATTATCTATGATTTGACAGCTAAAGAAGGAGATTTAAATAGTATGACCATGCCTTTCTCAGTACCATATACTTCTAACGAACCCTGGAAATTGACACAATGGAAGAACCAAGATGGCTTATGGGATGCTACATCCTTTAATACTCACATTGGAACTGTGGCCGTTTATTGTTTAAATGAAC